GTTGCTCGGGAACGGACCGTAGGTGTTCTCGGGGTATCCCATGCGCCGAATCTCGCACGGCCGGGGACCGCGCACAAGGGGCCGCCTGGAGGCTCTCAGGGCGACGGAAAGCGAAGGGCCCAGGGAGAGAGTCTCCCCAGGCCCTCGGCCTCGTCCTACGCCCTCCCGTCAGTCCCCGCAGAGCGTCCGGAGGAGTCTCGCCGTCTCGGCGAAGAACTCCAGGCTCACGCCCCGGAGCTTCGCGATCGAGCGGACCTCGGAGACGCGAGACGCGAGGCCGGAGGTCGAGATCGAACCGCTCTCCCAGAGGGCGATCGCCCGCTCGACCTCGCGAGCCAGACCCTCGGCCGAGAGGTCGACCGTCTCGTGCTGGAGGCCGCGCATCACGCCACCGCCAGGGCAAGTTCGTCCGAGGCCTTCCGAACGTCCAGCTTCTCCGCGCCCGCCATGTCAACCACCACGGAGCGAAGGCGCGTAGCCCACCCGCTGCTCCGGTAGCCGCGAGCGACCGTCGCGGCCTCGTCGGGGCACGCCGAGACGCAGACGAGGAACACGGTCCCTCGAAGCGCCACGGTGACGATAAATTGTTCTGCCTTGCACTCGCAGCCGCCGTCAGGATAGCTACAGGTCGCGGTGTGGAAGCTGTTCGTCATCTTCTCTCGCCTCTCTGTGGTCCCCTCGACCACGGTTGAAGATTAGATCGAGACTCCTTTTGAGTCAAGAAAGAATCTTCTGCCAACGCAAAAGGGCGACCCCGAAGGGCCGCCCGATTCGGTCGCTCGCTCCGCCTTCAGGCGGCCTTCGCCGAGGTCCAGGCCGCGATCTTCTCCGCGCAGAAGGCTACCGCCTCCGTGATCGTCGAGAGGCGTCCGTTCGCGTCTCGGACCCTGCTCTGGAGGAGCGAATCGTAGGCGGGGAAGTCGGCCTTCCAGGTCGGGAGCCCCTCGACCTCTCCGCAGACCAACTCTCGGACGTACCGGCGAGGCTCCGAGCCGGGAGCGATCACGAGCGTGGCGATCGCCTTCGGGTCGTTCCGTCCATACCAGAGATTCATGTGGGCCTCGACGTAGAGCGTCGGGCGGGCCGAGAGCCGGTCGACCTCGCGTCGAGCCGAGGCGGACGCCGGGAGAACGACGTGGTCGAGGTAGTCCACCGTCGTCTGGGCCGTCGTCTCGTAGGGCAAGCGGCCCGAGCCGAAGCAATTCCCGACGTGCCACGCGTGCCCGTGCTGGCCCGCCTTCCGGCCGCCGACCTCGCGCCAGCCGTGGCGAGCGATTCGCCCGTCCGCGTTGAGAGCCACCGCCGAGAAACAAGCCCCGCACGTCGCCTTGATCTTCGCCATCTTCGTCTCCCCTTCTCTGTGGCCCCGAGCCACGAGTCATGTTCTAACTTCAAAAGGAGCCGGGGTCAAGAAAGAATCTTCACTCTCCAGGCTCTCCGGAGAGCGGCTTCGGCTTCTCTCCTCGGCGATCCCACCACGCCCTGTGGGCCTTCGTGAGGTAGCGGTCGAGCGTCGAGTCCGCGGTCTGCATCACGAGGAAGTAGGCCCACCTAGCGGGAGGGCGTCCCTGGTAGGCGTCGAGGGATGAGGCCCAGGCCGTCTTAGCCTCCTCGACCGTCTTAGCCTCGTCTACGAGGTTCCAGGCCTTCTCTCGGTCGTCCATCGAGGTTCCTACTTGTGGAGGGGGTTGCCGTGCCTTCGCCTTAGGTCGTAGAGCATGGCCGAGGCTGCATCGCTTTGCAGGTCTCCGAGCGTAGCCCGAACGAACTCCCGGGCATAAGCGTCCGGGGTATCGATTGTCGCCGCGCTCTGGAAGAGACGTCGGGCGGCCTCCGTCGTCCTCGCCCTCGCGTCGGTCGCTCCCGTGTGCCTCCCGACGATGGAGGTCAGGTGATCGACGTAGTCGTAGTAGGCACCATCGGGCTCGATTCCCGTCGCTTGCCGCGTTGCGTCTCGGGCGAGAATCTCCACGCACGCTTCTTCGAGCCCTCGACCCAGGGCCTTGTACGCCTGTGGGTTGATCGGAGAGCATCCGTGCAATTCCTCGTGGAGGTAGGTCCGAAGCCCTGAGGCGTCGCTTGCGTAGGGCAACTTTCCGGCCTGGGCGGCCCTAACGGCCCGGAAAGCCCTGCCGGTTCGATCTCGATTGATCTCAACCTTCCCGAACCAGTAGTGGACCCCGTTTGCACGCATCGAGGCAGGAGGTCTGATCTCCAGCTTGTCCGATCCGTGTCGATTGCCGTCGACGCGAGGCCGAGACCCGGGATTGAGCATCCCGGCCGCGTCTCGACTCTCCAGGCCGAGGCTCCGGAGATAGGCCCGGGAGTTCGCACGGAGCCTTTGCTGGTCTTCTGGGGTCGGGCTCCCTCGCTTCTCCGCCTTGCCGTGGGCCGAGACGAACTCCCGGAGGAACTCCTCTCGGGAGATCGCCGGTCGCTCTCCGATCGAGCGGAGTTGCTCTGCGGTGAGCGTGAAGGCTTCGAGGCCCTGGGAGGGCCTGATCTGAGCCGTCCCGTAGACCGAGGCCTCCGCGACTGGCTCTGGCTCCGGAGGAGGCGGAGGAGGCGTGGGAGCGGCTGGAGGAGGAGCGGCTTTCGTCGCTCGCTGCGGAGCGATCCCGGCCTGACGCTGTACGCCTCCGATCTGAACCCGAAGCGCCGCCTTCTGGACCGCGGAGAGAGGCGTCGCCGACGCGAGGGCGGCCGCTTGCTCCGAGGGAGAGCGAGGGCGGGAGATCGGGGTCTCGGACCACTCCGGGAGCCACGGGATCAGGGTCTCGCGGTCGTTCGGTCGAGCCGGAGGCCGGAGGTAGACTCGACCCGCGCCGTCGACGAAGGGTTCGTCGAGCTTTCGGATCTGCCCATGAACGACGACCGAGTCCGGAGCGGTCCGGTCGTCGAAGTGGGCGAGGATCTTCTTCCGCAACTCCGGGAAGGTCTGTCTCTGCTCGTAGAGGCCGACGAGGCGAGCCTCGTTGTAGGCCTTCGCCGTCTCGGTCCGGACGATCCTCCAGGCCCAGGATCGGTACCTCTGGAAGAGACCCTCTCCGATCTGCTCCGTTCGGAGTCGGACGACCTGTCCGGTCTGAGGATCGACCCGAGCCGCGAGGGAGACCTGTCCGGTCGGGCCCCGGAGCCCGCAGAGAGCGTCGACCATCTCCCGGCGAGTCGCGCCGGAGATCAGGCCGCGACGCATGACCTTCTCGAACTCGCCGATCATCGCCGTCCCGTAGCGGTCGACGCTTGTCGCGTGTTGGCGGAGGAGGCTCGCGAGGGAGCCCCGGGCGGCCTCGCTCATCGTCGCCGCTTGCCGGAGCCGGAGCGGTCGAGCCGCGCCCGTGAAGGCCGCCTCCAGGTCCGCGAGGAGCCGAGCGGTCCCGTCTCGACCCTGGGCGAAGGCGGCCGCGGAGGCCGCGTTCGTGGTCTTCGAGAGCCGGTCGGCGACCATCCTCCGGACGAGCGCGACCTGGGCCTGATACTGGGCGAGGGAGGCCGCCGTGAACGTCTCGTCGAGGCGACCGAAGCGGGTCAGGCGACGTCGGAGGTCGTCGTCGGCCGCCTCCAGGTCGGCGAGGAGTTCTCGGAGCGCCGACCTCCCGCCCTTGTCCAGCCCCGAGACGACGCGGTCGGCCCTCGCAAGCGAGACCCGGAGGACGTCGTCCGCGGCCCGAGCCGCGTCCGAGATGGCCACGGATCAGTCCTCCTCGTCCTCTTCGCCCTCGTCGTCCTCTTCGGCTTCCTCCTCGCCCTCCTCTTCCTCGGCCTCTCCTGGCTCGGGAGGGAGGAACGATGGGACGGCTCCGCCGGAGAGGGCCTTCGTCGCTTGCTCGGTCTCGCGTTCGGTCTCCTCGTGGATCGCCTGAAGCTCCGCCTCGACGTCCTCGACCCCGAAGAGGGTCTGGACGCTCGCGATCGAGGTCTTCTGGGAGATCACTTGCTTGCCGCCGTTCGCTGCCTTGACCGCTTCCGTGGCGGCCTTGATGTCGTTCCAGGTCGGCGAGAAGTAGGGGTTCCAGTTGAGGGAGAGTTCCTCGCTCGACCCAGGCGTTCGGGGCTGGAACCGGACCTCGTCGCCCTCCTGGACCATCTTCGCCGGGAGGACGACCTCGGAGACGACCACGACCGGATTCCCGTCGGGATCGGTCGCTTCCCGGGTCTGCGTCAAGAGCGTCCGGGCGTGCCGGAGCATATCCCGGAGGATCGGCTTGATCGCGAATTCCGAGTACTGCTCCCGGAGGACGTCGCAGCGGGCGAGCATCGGAGCGTAGAGGATTCGGAGGGCCTGGGCGCTCTGAGCCGCCCCGGAGAGCTTCTCGGGGTCGGCGAGGACGACCCCGGCCGCGTCGAGGACGTAGCTGCGGAGTTGGTTCACGAGACCGAGGGCGACCTGGGTCGAGGTGCCTCGAAGCTCCAGGTACTCCGCGCCTCCGGGCGAGAAAATGACGTTATCCGTTCCCCGCTTGATCGTGCCCTCGTTCATCGCCGGATCCATCCGGAGGACGAGGGTCGGATCCACGTTGGCCTTGGTCCCTCGGCCCGTCGCCGACAGGAGTTGGTTGATCTCGTCGAGCGTGTCGCAGAGACCCGCGAAGTCGGACTCCCCGTCCGGGCTCTCGGAGTCGGGGTGGTTCTGGACCCAGTAGAAGGGCGTCGAGTCTCCGGCGTGCGCGATCCGTCGGTGCCTCCAGTCGACCCAGCGCCCGGTCTGCGCGACCTCGCGAGGCATCGGCTCCCAGACGATCTCGACGTTCTCGTCCCAGTAGCGGGCGAAGAAAAAGTCCTTCACCTTAATCTTGCCGTTCTCGACGACCTGACGCGGGAACACGAAGGCCTTGATCGCCGCGCCGACCTTCCACTCCGATTGGTCGGCCCAGCGGAGGACCGTGACGTGCTTCGAGTTGTGGACCTCGACACGAGGGCGTCCCGAGACGAAGCCCCAGGAGAGGCAGACCGAGCCGCACGCCCCTCCGAGAGAGCGAGCCTCGGCCATGCGGGCCGGGAGGCGGGCCGCGTCGGACAGAGCCTTGACGTAGTCCTCGGCCTCGGGGTCCCCGGGGACGCGAATCTCCGGGAAGCGATCACTCCCGAAGAGCATCGAGGAGAGCCGGTTCACGATGACCTTCGCGAGGTCGTAGCGCGAGGAGGGCTTGCGTCGCTTGTAGGGGACGAACCAGCCCGGGGCGATGTCGGCCTCCGCCCCGTAGCCGAGGAAGTACCCGTCCCAGTCGTAGGTCTTGTGCTCGTCTTGGGCGCAGCGGTAGTAGGCCTCCATCCGGTCGAGGGAGCGGAAGCGAGTCGTCTCCGCGAGGTCCACGAGTCGGATCCCGCGGAGAGCGTCCTCTCCGGACTCCGCCCCGGCCATGATTCCACCGTCTGCCACGCTCTCTCCTCTTCTACGCCCGAGGCGTTCGTCAGATCGGCTGGAGGATCTGGAGTCGGCTGATCTTCCCCGCCGCCGCCCCAGCCAGGACCGAGTTCGAGACGATCGCGAGCCCCGTCAGAGACGCCGCGTTGAACGCCGCGGGCACCGTCCCGGCGAGATTGCCGTCTCCGATCAGGCGACCGCGATCCGCCACTACCGTCAGCCCGTCTCCGTTGACCGCTCCGAGCGTGTTCCCGTAGGCCGCGACGGAGGGAGGGTTGCTCGCGTCCCCGGGGCGGATCGTGCAATCCCACTCGCACAACATCCCACCGTAGGTGTCGAGCGTCCCGACCGAGGCGAAGGGAGGCGTGGCGTTCTGAGGCGTGAACGGAGGATTGCTCCCGGCGGCACCAACGGCCGCGATCCAGGCGATGAACGTGTTCCCGTAGGTCATTCCTCCGCCGAGCAAGCCGGGGCCCCAGGTCGTCGGGTCGAAGAACATGAACCCGATCCGCGTCGTGAGGTAGCCAACGCTCGACAGTCCGAACCGAAGTCGGAACCGCTCGGGCAGCACGAGCCCCTCCGAGGGAGCGACGCGGAACGCCGCGCCGCCTCCGGGAGGAGCCCAGACCGAGGTCATGTCCAGCGTCGTGAACGCCTTGTTCGTCGCGAGGTCCGGGCCGCTGACCGAGAGGGCGGCCGTCTGACCCGCGCTCGCCACCGCGACGGGGTCGAACTGGCTCGTGTCGGTCCCGTTCCACTCCCAGATCACGCTCGACGCTGCTCCTCCTCCTCCGAGGAGGCCCGCCGCGAGGAGCAAGCTCGTGAAGCTCGGACGCTCCGACGTCGGAGTGGACGCCACGGTCGGAGCGAGGAAGGTCGCGATCACCCCGTCCTGGGTCGGGAGGTAGGGGACGACCGCGAGCCCCTCGGCCTGGAGGGTCGGGACGTTGTAGGTCCCGTCGTCGATCGTCTGAGCCGCGACGAAGCTCTCCGAGCCGCGGAAGTCTTCCAGGACGAGGTAAAGCGCCATGCAGTCTCCTTCACGCGGCCGGGGTGAACGCTTGCGTGACCGGAAGCGAGGTGACGGTAGTCTGGACCTTGACGTTGTACGCGCCCGCCGCCGAGTTGGAGTACGTCACGCGGCCGTAAAGGTAGAACGAGGAGGCCACGCCCCGGACGCAGTAGCCGGTCCCCGTTCCAATTGCGAACGTCGCGTCTCCCATCCCCAGGGACGCGTTCGCCGCTGTCAGGTTCACGCCCGAAGCGTTCGCGTTCGTGTTCTTGATGGTCGAGTACCCGCAAGTGACCAAGCCGCCCGCGATGCGGACGACCTCGCTGGTGTTCCCGGTAACCCCCGTGTTGTCGAGGACGCTGTTCAGAATCTCGACGCTGGACGCGGGAGCGACACCCGCGCATTGGAGCGCGTACTGGTACCGGCCGATCTCCGAGTCGCCTCGGATGTTCGTGTAGCCCTGCTGGTGGTCTACTCCGATGCCGGTAGAGGCCCCGGACTGCACGATGCAATTGTCCAGGTAGAGCGACGACCCCGACCCGGAGTTATTGGAGACGACCCCAGTCCCACCCGCCGCGTTGCTGTTGAAAAGGAAGCACTCCTGGAGGCGGAGGCGACCGGGGAACGTCCCATAGAAATTCACGCCGGGAGCCAAGGCCGTGAAGGAGGAGTTGACGTAGAGCCCCCGAACAAAGACGGTGTTCAGGAGGACGTTCAACCCCGAGCTAACATTGAACGTGAGCGAGTCCACGCGGACCTGAGTGCTCCACTTGGACCCGAGCGAGGCGACCACGAGACGCTTGCCTGGAACGAAGGCCGCAGGGCCCCAGGACGCGCCCGCCGCCTTGGGTCCAACGAGGATCACGTCCCAGTCGGCCGCCGCGTCAATCGCCGCCTGGATGGTAGCATAGGCCCCTCCCTCGACGACGAGGAGTACTTTGCTCCCGAGCCCGACCCCGTTCGCGGTCGGGGTCCACTCCGAGGTGCCCGAGATCCATTGTAGGATCTGATTCGACGTCGGAGCCGTCGTGGAGACCGCTCGCCCCTGGATCTTGGCGACGGTCGGGTCTGGGTAGAGCCCCGAGAGGTCGCCTCCGGCCGGAGACGGGATCGTCGTGTGGACGTGAGTCGGAGTCGCGTCTCCGAAGTACACCGTGATGGTGTGATTGTTTCCCGTCGAGGTCGCCTCGATCGTCAGGTAGATGCGATCCGTGGCGAGAACCGTCGTCTGCGGGAGGAGTACGGTCGTGGCGTACTGGATCGTCTGGCTGGGATCGTAGAGCGGAGTCACGCCGCTCGTCGCCAGCAGCGTCGAGACTGCCCCATCCCATTTGTACACCCGTACTCGGAACCGGACGGTGTTCTCCGCGAGGCTGGGCCCAGACGCCGACGCCCAGACGTTCAAGTCCCAGACGCCAGCAGGGATCGTAGTCGTCCCAGGAACCGAGAGCGGGGTCACGAAGCCCGCGACGAGGACATAGGTGCCGCCAGTCGGGAGCGTGCCGGAGGTCGTGCTCGACTGTGCCGCGAGAGCCGCTGGTCCAAGCTCTTTCGTACCGACTGCCGGGAGCGGGGCCTGACCAGCCGTAGCCCAGTTTAGGTAGTAAGTTTGACCACCGCCGCCGCCTCCGGTAGCGAGAACTCCGGGAACCCAGGCGGACCCGCTCCATTGCAACACTTGCCCGGAGGTCGGTGCCGAAGACGAGACCGCGTTGCCCTGGAGCCCTTCAACCGTCGCCGTCGCCGAGCCTGAGCCCGAAGCGGTCACGTCTCCGGTCAGAGCCGTGATGCCCGCTGCCGCAGGAGTCGCTCCAGCCCATGCCGAGCCGTCCCAGGTCAGGACGTCTCCGGAGGTCGTGCCCGCGGTCAAGCTGATGTCCGGGGTCGTCCCTCCAGAGGAACTGAGCGGGGCCGAAGCCGTGACGTCCGTGACCGAGGCCGCCGGAGGAGGGGTCACGACCCAGGCAGACGTACCAACGTCCCAGGTCAAAAGGTCGCCGTCCGAAGCTCCGGCCGTGATCGAGATCGTCGGAGTCGACCCTCCGGAGGAGGCGAGAGGGGACGTCGCTCCGACGCTGGAGACGATCGTCGAGATCGCGTCGAGCTTCGTCTTGTCGGCTGCGGACATGGAGCCCGCCGCGAGAGTCGTTGCAGCCGCAATGCCGATCGCCGGGGTCGCGCCTCCCGTCGAGGTGATAGGGGCGCTGCCGGAGACTGCGGAGACGCCTCCCGGAGCCGGAGCCGCTCCGGACCAATTGATCCCGTTCCAGGTCAGGACGTTGCCGGGGGTGACTCCGGGGACCATCCCGACGGTGACGGTAGTCCCGACGGTGACCGCGCTGATCGGGGCGGTCGCTCCGACGGAGGTGATTCCTCCTCCTCCTCCGCCGATGAACCCTGCCGCCGCAAGGAGCGCGAGGAGGTCTCCCTCCGCCGTCTTGACCGGAGGCGTCGAGCCTCGCTGGGAGAGGTAGGCCGCGATCGCCCCGTCCATCGTGGAGAGGTACGGGAGGACGGCGAGGCCCGAGGCCTGGAGCGCCGGGAGGTCGTAGGCCCCGGAGTCAATGACGCTCCCGGCCGTGATCGTCGCGGGACCCGTGAAGTCTTCCAAGACGAGATAGAGCGCCATGTCAGGCCACCGATCCGCGGATCGTCCGATCCGCCGCCAGAGTGTCCGCCGTCGGCCGAACATAGACCGAGCCCAGAACGGCCGCGACGCCCGCGACCGTAATCGCCGTGACAGTCCCGCCCGTCAACGTCACCGCCGAGGCCCAGAGGTAGAACCGACGAGACGCGAGGGCCGCCGTCGGGTCGTCCTGGGTCTGGTCGACGTCGGTCGCCTCGTCGAGAACGTAGAGGTCGACCGTGATCGTCTCGGCCGCAGGAGCGTCGAGGACAAGGTGGGCCGAGACCGGAGAGACGCTCGTCCCGGGCATGATCGCCGGGAAGCGGAGGAGCAACTCCGAGGGGACGTCGCCGGGAGAGGCGACGGGATCGGGCCCGACGAGGCCCGGGGACGAGGAGGCGACGGCAGGGAAGAACATGGCCGAGAGCGTAGCGCGACCGAAGGAGCGAGTCACCTAGCCTGGAGGTTGTGCTGACCGAAGACCGTCGGAGCGTACTGACGGGCTCCCTCCCGGGCGAACCACGACGCCATGAGCCGGTCCCCGGTGTGAGCCTCGGGCGAGTAGAAGAGGGCCTCCCGCATCCATTCCCGGGCCTCGGAGCCGACGTCGTCGCCCTGCTCTCCGCTCGGGACCACCCAGAGGTTGTTCCGCATCTCGACCGCGAGCGATTCGACGCCGAAAGACTCGGAGAACTTGTTCTGGGCCGTCGTGAAGAAGGGTCGGACCGGGAGGTGCCTGTCCGAGGCGAACTGGACGAGGAACTTCTGGGCCCCGTTGGACTCGACGAGGATCAGGCTCTGGTAGCGAGCTTGGACGTCCTGGAGTCGGGAGACGATCTCCGGAGCGGTCCAGCGCCCGCTCTGGATCTCGACCACGATCCGCCTCCTCCTCCCGGTCGGTTCAAGGGCAATCGTGAACAAGACGGTCAGCCCGTGCTGTGCGCTCTCGCCGATCCCGAGGTCCACCCCGGTGAAGCAAGGCCAGAGCTTCCCGCCCGAGACCGGGGCTCGACGGTAGGTCCCCCAGCCTCGACCGGCCGAGACCATCGAGTCGAGCCACGCCTGGGAGAAGCGAGAGGCCGAGTCGACCCGCACTTCGGACAGGTACTTTCTCGCGAAGTTCGGGCCGGTCGTCCCCGCTTGAATCCCTTTCAAACGCTCCACCGAGAACTGCTCGGGCCAGAGCGGCCGCCAAAGGTCCGGAGGATCGGACGGGTTCTCGATCGCCGAGTAGCGTCGACTTTGGTAGCCCGGACGCCTCGCGAGACGGTGCGAGAGGTCCTCGGTGTGCCAGGGCGTGTTGATCGCGTGGATGAACCCGCCCTCGACCACGCGGGTCGAGAGGGTCGAGTCGAACCATTCTTCGAGCTTGCCCATCTGGTCGGCCGTCCGGGTGTTCTCGAAGTCGAGGACGTCGTCGAGGATCGCGCCGTCGAGGCGAGAGCCGACGATCGGGCCTCCGACCCCGAGGGCCTGGACGCTCGGGTCCTTCGCGATCGTAGCGCGCTCGACCGTGATCGCCGTCGCGTGCCACGGGTCCTCCTCGTGCGGGCTCTGCCGGAGGTGAGGGAAGACCTCGTGGACTCGCTCGTTCCTTTCGATGTGGGCCTTGATCGACGCGATGAGCTTCGCCCCCTGGGAGGACGTGTTCGAGACCAAGGCGAGACGCCTCGACGGGTCGTTCCCGAGGAGCCAGAGGACGCGCCCGATCGCGATCTGTTGCGTCTTCCCGTGCTCGACCGGGGCCCAGAGCACCGCTCGGTCGTTCGCATCGAGGAAGGCTTGCCACTCGACGTGATGAGCCGCGTTCTGAAGTCGCTTCCCGGTCTTCTCGTGGGAGAGCGCGTACTCGATGAAGGCCGAGGCCGACCTCCGGCACGAGCGGAGGAGGAGTTCCTTCCGGGCTCTTGCCCGAGCGGCCCAGGCGGTCACGTCTCCTCGGGCCAGCGGCCGAACTCGACGAAGAAACGGAGGTCTTCTTCTGACCTCGAACCGAAGCCGTCTCCTCCTCCGGAGGCGTGGCGGGTGACGCTCTCCGTCTTGACGCTCCGCGTCAGGCCGATTCGGTCGAGGATCGAGTCCGCCGCCGCGAGGCGGATCTTCGACTCGTGGCTCCCGACGATCGCCTGACCGAGGGCTCCGATCGCCGCATCGGCGAGGAACTCCAGGCGGGCCTTGGCTCGGGCGACCCGGGCCTCCCGTGCCTCTCGGACCTCGGCCTTCGCGTCCTCGGTCCGGAGGACGTCGTAGACCGTCCGTTCCGCCGTCTGGAGCCGTTCGCCGATCTGCCTGTTCGAGAGCCCGTCCGCCGCGAGGGCGATCATCGCCTCCCGCTTCTGGTGCCCGACTCGGATCGTCCGCTTCACCTTGCCTCCGCCTTTCGTCCGACCGCCGGGAGGACCGTCACCCGACGAAGCCACGCCCGGAGGTCCCGCTCCCTGAACCGGACCGTCCTCGGGCCCGTGCGGATCACCGGGACGAGCCCCCGGTGGACCCTCACCCGGAGAGCGCCGACCGAGCATCCGAGGAGCCTCGCCGCCGCCTCGTAGTCCAGGAGAGTCTCGTCCGGGTCCGGAAGCGTAAGCCGCACATCAAAATTTTGTAACGTCTCGTAACGTCCCGCAAGCGGAATTCCTAGTGTTTCGCGAAGCCAGCCCCGGGCGGAGAGACGGAACGCAGGATTGCAGATTGTCGGGCACCGACCGCTCGGGAACGGGAAAGCGGAGACCCTCAGAGTTCGCCCCCCGACCTCGGCCCAGGTCCAGCGGAGCCGGTAGGCCCGAGGGTCGACCCCGAAGGCCCAGGCGACCTTCCAGCCGCAGAGGACGAGGGGATGGTCTCCGGCTCTCTGAGCGAGGGTCGCCGCCGCGGCCCGGAGGGTCATTCTGGACTCGGAAGGCCGGTCGACGAGATGGGCCCCCTCGATCAGGTCGAGGAGGTCCTGCCTCGTCTCCAGGCCAGCGAGGAGGGCGAGCCTCGTCCCGCTCTCTCCCTCCCAGGGTTCGGCCCAGGGAGCGCCGGGAGGAGGATGCTCGCCCACGAAGAGCGGAATCACGCCCGCTTTCCACCGTGCCGGTAGGGTCGGGTCTGGTTGTAGGCGTGTTTCCGGACCATCGCTTCTTCGAGGTCGATCCCGAGAGCGCCGCAGAGGTCGAGGAGTCGGATGACCGCGTCGGCGACCTCGACCGCGAAGCCCTCGGGCTTGCCTCCGATCCCGAGGTA